AGAAAATTTTAATCCAGATCCTCTTAAAACCAACTCTTCTGTTACATCAGTCAATGAATCCCAAATGACAAAAGGGTTTCCACCTTCTAAACTTTCAACATCAGCCCAATTTTCATCATTCGCAGAAATAGATTCAACTCCAGTATAAAATTGATTTGTATCTGCAGTACCTACAAAATTTACTAACCAATGCCTTACATCTTTCCACGTCCAATTTCTATTATATTGTAATTTAGTTGCAATTAACCCACATGCGACTGGACATGCTGCACTAGTTCCACTAAATTTAGTATCATAAAATGTCGTAACGTCTGTGGGACTGTATATATCATATCTTTTCGTTAAAAAAATTGAAGTGGAATTTACTGCTGTTAAAGTTCCATCTGCAGGAGCATAACAATCGATTTCTTCCCCCATATCACTATAATTGACTTTTATTTCTTTACCATAAAAATCATATTGATCATCTAAAGCCCCAACGTTAATTGCTGGATATATAACTTCCCCCGTTTCTGGATCATTAAATTTACCTATTTGTTGAGGAAATCCTCTACGATTTGTTGTGTTATATGCTTCAATTCCAAATTCACTATGAATAGCATCAGTCAAGTCAGCAGAATCTCCTTGTTGAGTTGTTGACCAATAATTATTAAAATCTGGATGAGATGATCCAACTTGCTTTTGATTACTATTTCCAGCTGCAACAATAAAGATTACACCAACATCAATCAATTCTTTACCAGCTGTTGTATATGCATTTTCCAAATGCTCCCCTTTCATTCTTAGACCATCACCATAGTATCCAACATATCTCATGAATTTGGGGATTGTTCCTCCCGTAAGTGCTGTTGAATACGATGTTGTTGCAGTGTATGGAACTCCGACACCACCACTAAATCCTTGTCTATAAAAATAATAACAACCCGGAGATAAAATAGCTTCTTGTCTGTGAGAAATTGATCTGTATCCCCAACTATTACTACTTATTGTTGGATCTTTTGTATTATAAATTGGATTTATAGGTTTATATAAATGAAACAATTTCATTATATCAAAATATTGTTCTATGTCAGTTCCATTAATTCCATATACATTAATAACCCATTTATTCGCATTAAATGCCCAACCTTGAGTTCTACCAAAAGTCAATGCAGCACATTGAGTTCCATGACTTGTTCCATTATATGGTCTGACATTATTACTTCCCAAGTGAGAATCACGAGTATACTCTTCATTAATAACAACATACCCTATTGTACTAAATCCAACCGATCTTTGAGATGTATCAGCCCACCAAGATCTAGCAACAGATTCTACAGGAACTGTTGTTCCATCCCAACGTAATGTTAATCTGTTTTCTGGATCAGATTCAAACCACTCCGGATCAATATAATATGGTCCATCCAAAACCAGATCTAGAACATCACAAGTTCCTGACGTTGCTGATGTTGAAAATCCCGCTTTTAATTTATTTCCACCAATATAATTAATTGGTCCATTTCCAGTATTACTTTGAAATTCTACATGTCCTATCCAACATCCCTCATCACCAACAATTACATCAACATCAGATCCATCACCATAATATTCAATTTTATTATTAATAATTTGAGAGGATCCTGTTTCAAGACCATTGTACCAAGGATCATTTTTTTGTGTACATCTTAAAAGTTGATATCCAGAACGATTTAAAGATGCTTCAGTTGGAGTGCCTATTAATTGGTTAGTTTCATACCAATTTCTATAGTGTTTTGATTCTTCAGAATAACGATAATATTTTGGTGAAGAGCAACGCAAATCCTCTGGAGGTGCTTTAAATTGATTAGGATAATTAGCATAATTTATATGAACAAATTTAACTTTAGGATGTTTTCTAAGTTCTTGTGCTTCTTCATCAGATAAAAGATAAACGGCACGAGTTGGACTATGTTCTTTTAAGTCAGAACACTCAATACAATCACATGGAATGTTATCTTCAAGAGTTCCATCACGAGTTAAAACTTCGTGTATATAAATCCAATCTTCTGGAGAGTAGCATCCTACAGCATATAGATTTTTTGACGTGTTTTTTTCCATATTCACTTAATTAAAGTAAAGAATTTCTTATAAATCTATATGTTGTAAGACCAGACATTCCCAATTCTGGAGTAACTTGTAGTTTACATATTCCTGAGGAGACGGTTGCTCCAACAGAAACAATAAGTGATGGATCATACATAACTGCATATTCTTGAGAGTATGCAGTTGACCCATTTTGCATTATGAGAACTTTCTGAGCTTGAATATTCCCATCTCTAGTAAAATGTAAAGTATATTCTGCGGTTTTAAAGTCTGTTTCATTAATTACAAAAGTATCAATATCTGTTGCAACACCAACAGAACCACTAAAGGTTCCAGATCCAGTCTTTACACCATAAGTTTCAACTTGCAATGGTGTCTGTGGATTTGTTGTTGCAATACCAACACTAGAAAGTGTATGAATACCTACTTCTGTTGTTTCCCATTGAGAAGAACTTCCGCCCGATACCCCAGAGACTGTAACAAATTCAAATTTACCAATAGAATGATCATACTTTAAATATTTTCCATCATAGAAAGATGGATTTGTTGCTATACCAACAACATCATCTAAGTATTTTAATTTAGTTTCTCCACCTCCACTAAAAGTGGATAATTGTTCTTGAATACGATTAATAAACAAGGAATAATGCTTGTTCAAATCATCGGGAGTTATAAAATTTTGATCAAGTGGAGTTAAAGGATCTTCATTGTTTGTCTTTGGTGGTTCATTAAGCAATCCTTCATGTATTTGATCATAAAGTTCTAGAACTTTTTCAATCTTAATTTTTATTTCGGGCAGATTTAGTAAAGTTTTTTCAGAAATTTCCTGAAATAATTTATCTCTTATCTGAATTAATTCTTGATTACTCTCAGAAATACGATTTTCAATACTTCTAATATTTTTATGATTAAATTCACTTACAGTAAGAATCTCAATAGGATCTTCTGCGAGTAAAGATTTTCTCCAATCATATAGACTATCTTCTTCAAGTTTTATTTCATCATATATTTCAGGTAAATTTTCTACTACAGATTCTTGAATACAAAAATTTGTGGAGTCATTTTGACTACTAATGACTCCTGTTTGTTTAAGTCCCTCATCAAGATTTTTTATTTTTTCATTTAAATCTTTAGAAGGATTGGAATATTTAATAGTTTTCTTAAAAATGCTCATTAATTAGAGTCAGTTTCCCTTTCATAATATTTATGCTATACATGAAATATCTATTTTCTTTTCTTACTACTAGGAATTTTGTATCCCCACAGTTTGGGACTAATCCTACCATGCCCATACTCTATTGATTTAAGTCCATCACGAAATTTATCCCAATACATATCAAATATATTGACCTGCTTGGCTGATCTGGTGAGATCATAACAAATTTCTCCATCAACTTCGTACCTTACAATACGCGCATCGTTCGGTGCATCCTTTGTACACATTTGCTCCCAAGTACCATTCTCAATGAGAATTTCACATCCGTATTTCTTTTTGGAATTTTCCTTTTCGGCAGGTGTCCAGTTGTACATGAGATCTTCCTTTACAGGTGTCTCCTCGGACACCTTTGCTGTGTTTCTTGGCATAACGAACACTCCAATTTGTATTATATATTACGAACGACCTCCCCATTTAATCTCTGGGTAAGCTTCCGCAACAATTTCTTTAGTAATCTTGTACTTTTCCCCGAGTCTCTTGTCCTTAGTGAGAATAAGGATCTCTGCTTCAAGTGGATGAAGTCCTTGGAGAATATTGATAAACATAGTCTCTCTACGAAGAGAACTCAACCCATCGTTACCACCTTTAACAAAGTTGTAGAAACGCTTGAACTCTTTACGAATAGAAGACTTACCTTGATCCTGTGATCCAAGAGAGTTAGAACCCAACTCATTCATCTTGGAGACGGCATCGTTCACTTTCTCAGACAGAGTGCCACTGAAAGAGTTCTGTTCATCAGTTCCAGCATAGGGAACATCACCAGGAGGAAGCAGACTAACTACACTCTCATCAAAGTTCCAAATGAGAACTACCTTAGTGGCAGGATCATTGAACTTCCGCAATGCCTCAACCTTCCGTGCCTTTGTCGTTTGTGTAGAAACAACATTTAGGATCTCATAAACAAAAGGATTGGTAGGAAGATCGGGGATTGGTTTTGGTGCTGCCTTTGGTTTTGCTTGAGTCTTGGCAGCAGTTTTTGCCTTACTCGTCGATGTCTTCGTCGTCGTTTGTCTCGTAGTCATGATAGTTTTCAAAGTTAAATGCAATTACCTCATCTGGAATCAGGTTACCCTGGTTATCAAACATTTCGGGGTGAGGTCTTGGAATCTCCCGATAGTTCATCATGTATTCTCTTGCCACCCAACCTGCCATTACTCCAACTATTAGAAACAATACGGTCAGAAAAGAACCGAAAACTAAACTAATTGCGAGCATTTTTCTTACCTCGGGAAACTACTTTTCTCTTCCTTGTCTTTAAGGAGAATTCAAAATAGATGGTAACTTCCCGATTTAGAAAGCAAACCATCTTCTCAAAGATGATATGGAACGGTTGAGTCTGCTTTCTTTTTCCTCCATGAAGAATAAGTTCAACGCCACGATTAACGCGGATCTTATTTTTATTTATGTTACTGTCAGACGAGTTGTTGTTCTTTGAGGAATTTGATTGTGTCAACGGATCCTCCTAGTTTCTTTTCATCACAAATGACTTGAGGGAATGTTGATCCTTCCCCAAACTCAGCATAGAACTCCTCTTTAGTAAAGTCCTCACCGAGATTATAAACGACAAAGTTACTTCCTGTCAACTCTAATACTGATTTCACTTTATGACAATATGGGCAGTTGTCTTTTGAGTATACTGTAAAATTCATTAGGTTATTAAAATTAAAGAACTGAACATTATAAAAAATTTTTGGTAAATGGCAAAAATTAATCTTTGTTTTCCTCTATAAATGCTTTACCAGCAGTAATTGCCGATTCAACATCAGATAAATCATCGCCAGCACCAGTGATGTGTTCGTTATTCATTTGAAGTTCCAAGTGTGCAACATTTCTGTCGATATTATCAATAACTTCATCAGTAACTTCTTTTTCCATCTCACTGGTAATTACCCAGACACTATCTCTCATTGTAGAAATAGCACCAGCAATTTCTTCAGCAGTTGGAACTTGATTTTCTTCGAACATTGTTTTACTCCTTTTTACTTGATATTTATTAATTAACCACCAATTAAGTTGAGATCATCATTTTCATCCTCATCCATCACAACATTGAAA